AACCCCCCACCTGTCGATGAGGGGCAACTTTGTTTCTTCGCTTTAGATTGTTGCGATGTATTCTTCGTAGGTTGGAACTTCTAGTCCGGCGATAGCGTTCTTTCCGGCTTTGGTTCGTGGGTCAATTTTGGAGTCTCCCCATACGGTTGTGTATTTTACGTTTAGCCATTCGGTTCCGTATGCCCAGTCAAAGTGCTTTACGTTTTCACCGTTTGCTTGAAATTCTTCTTCTAGATCAAATGGGAACATGTTTGAGTGTTGAACATAAACTTCAGTTTCGGCTCCGATGCTACTTACAAATCCTCTGTGGTTTCCTCTGTCATCAACTAGTGAGAATTGCACACTTCGTCCTGTAGCGATAACATTGCTTGCCCAACCGCAAACAGTTTTTTCTTCCCATACAGGATTGCCTGTTTCTGAATTATATCCAATTATTACTTTTGCCTTAATTGTTACTAGGTGGCGTAGTGTCTTGAGACTTGAAGCCTTGATGAATTTTGCTTTGCCTAGTTTGTAATCGTTTACTTTAATCATTGTGGAATTTCCTTTCGTTGTTGTGTTCGTTTCCATATAAAGTACTTTAACATAATTTTTCCATATTGACAACCCCTATTAACAAATTAGGCACATTTCTTTTAAGAGTGCAGACAAGCCTTTCAAAGACTGTTACCATTCCAACATGGCTAACATTTTCAAGCGCAAAGTCAAGAAACTCACGGACCTACGCCTCAAAGAAATATCAGGCGTAGATCACCCAGCTTCACTCCATGAGGGGTGGGCGGTTATGAAGTCCAGTGACAACGAACTCGAACAAGCACTCGGAGAAGCCATACAAGAAACTGACGACAACCTTATGGAGAAAACAGTGGAAACAGAAACCACCGAAGCCGAAGTTGACGCAGTAGAAGAAAGCGTAACCCTCATCGAGGGCGACACCGTAAGCAAAGAACTGGCAGACGTTCGTAAAGAACTAGCCGATGCGAAAGCGGAAGTCGATAACTTGCGTGAAACTTCTGAAGTTGAGAAAGCAACACGTGACGCTCAAAGATGGGCAATCGTACCGCAACTCGACCCAGAGGAGTTCGCCCCAGTTCTACGTTCACTTCGAGCTGCCGATGCGGAAGCGACTACAGAAGTAGAAAAGATTCTTGATGCCGTAGCAATCGCTCTAGGCGAAGCAGGCATCCTGAAAGAAGTAGGCTCAGAAGGCACAACCGAGCATGACGACTCATACGGTCAAATCGAAGCCATGGCAAAAGCTATGGTCACAGAAGGAACCGCAAAGTCTCTCGCTGATGGTATCGCCAAAGTAGCCGTAGAAAACCCCGAACTATACAGCTCATACGTAGCTGAGATGGGAGCCTAATCATGGCATACGAATCACCATGTATAAACATCGGAACATTTACGGCTTCTGCCGATCTGTCCGCCAAGCAATACTATTTTGTAAAAATGTCAGGCGAAAATACCGTGACAGTTTGTGCAGCAGTTACCGATAAACCAATCGGAGTGTTGCAGAACAAACCAGCTTCAGGTGAGCAAGCAATCGTGACAGTCTTTGGTGTTTCCAAAGTATCTGCCGATGCGACACTCGCAGCAGGCGATGTTGTGGGAACTTCCGCCGATGGTCAAGGACAGCCAGTGAGCGCAGGATCGGAAACGACAGTGTTCAATTGCGGTCAAGCATTAACTGCTGGAGCAGCCGGAACCTTACAATCAGTATTGATAACAATATCAAACAGCCGAGCAGCGTAAGGAGACTAAACGATGCCTAACCCAACAACAGGAGATGTCCACATTGACGCAATCCTCACCAACATGAGCATTGCGTACATGCAGGACCAAGATCACTTCGTAGCAGGAAAAGTCTTCCCGACAGTTCCAGTACAAAAACAAAGTGACAAATTTTTTACATACACCCAAGCAGACTTCTTCCGTGATGCCGTAGAACTACGAGCAGACGGAACAGAGTCAGCAGGAACCGGATACGGACTATCAACGGACACCTACTCCGCTCTCGTCTATGCTTTGCATAAAGACATCGGAGATCAAGTAAGGGCAAACAGTGATGCGCCCCTCAGTCCAGATCAGGACGCAACCCGATTCCTCACACAGCAAATGCTTCTCCGTCAAGAAATTGACTGGGCAACCAAATACTTCGGAACTTCCATCTGGGGAACCGATAGCACACCTTCAACATTGTGGAGTGCTGCATCAGGTTCAGACCCAATCGGAGATGTCCAAACAGGTATTAATACCGTATTGACCAACACTGGCTATAAGCCAAACACCTTCGTTTGCTCATATGCCGTGTTCTCAATACTAAAGAACCACGCCGACATTGTTGACCGTTACAAGTACACAAGCTCCGCATCAATAACCGAAGACCTCTTGGCTTCAGTTCTTGGAGTAGATCGAGTACTCGTCATGGGTGGAATCAAGAACAGCGCAGATGAAGGCGCAAGCGCCTCATATGCACAAATCGGAGACAAAGACGCACTGCTAGCTTACGTAGCACCAAACGCAGGCATCATGGCTCCATCCGCAGGATACAATTTCTCATGGACAGGACTAGCCCAGTCCGGTGGAATTGGAACCAACACAGCGATCAGTCGATTCCGACTCGATCACCTAAGAGCGGACAGGATAGAAATCGAAAGCGCTTGGAGTTACAAAGTAATTTCATCCGCACTCGGATACTTCTTCTCAAACTGTGTAGCCTAATACGCACACAATCCTCTCAAATTGATTTGTCGGTGGGTGGTGTTCTCTCCGCCCACCGACATTTTCATAAACACAAAGGAACATCATGGCATGGACATATTCAGGTGACCCAGACTCAAGTGCCCTAGACGGCATCCGGTTCCTTATCGGAGACACCGACACCAACGATCAGCTTCTAGCCAACGAAGAAATCACGTGGATGAATAGCCAAGTAAGCGGAAGCACCACCTCAACGGATTCACTCTACACCGTTGCCTACCGCTGCATGATAACCATCGCTTCCAAGTTCTCACGACTAGCAGACCAAGCCGTAGGCGATATGCGTGTAAGCATGTCACAGAAAGCAAGAGGAGCTAGAGAACAAGCAAAGGAACTCAAAGTCCTCGCCCAGAGTGAAGGCGGAACCCCGACACCATACGCAGGTGGACTCACAATCAGCGACAAAGAACTCGACCTCGATGACAGCAATCTGGTGCAACCATACTTCCGAAGCGGACAATTTGCGAACACAACCGATTACGGAGCAGGACCACCACAAGCCCCATCGAATCTACTCGATGAGGGTTGGGCATCGTGACTGGCGCAAGCCCATCTGCCGTCTTCGCCACTGATCTCAAAGTTCAGATGACACCAACAACGGTGGACATTCGGACAACCCCCACACGGAACAACTACGGTGAGATTTCATACAGTGGAGATGCTACAACCTACCCAGCTTACGTTCGCCGGATAACGTCATCAGAACGTGACATAGATTCTGATCTGGCTCGTTGCGAATATGTGGCGTACATACCGGACCAGTCGCTCACTCTTGAAGTAGACGACCAGATAACATTGCCTGCTCCCATTTCAGGGACACGCCCAATAATAAAAGTAGACCTCAGATCCGATGCAATAGGACAAGTAGGAGTGGTAGCGTTCGTAGGACGGACAAGAAGTTGATAACGATAACGAACCTCGACCAAGTAAAGAGAGAGATGCGTAAAGGCAACCTTGTAGTTATTGAAGCAGCAGGACAAGCCGTAACAGAGATAACAACTGGACTGGCACGCCAAGCCAACGAACTCGTTCCCTTCGATACAGGAAACCTTGCACGATCAAGGGTCATCAAATACCCGAAGAAACTGAGTGACAACCCAGTCGGGGAAGTTTCATACGGAGGACCAGCAGCCCCATACGCCGTAGTCCAACATGAAAGCCTTGATTTCTTTCACCCACCGAAACCACCAAACAAATCCAAAGTCGGGAAACGTTCAGGAACAGGACCAGTCGCAGCCGGAACAGGCAGGGGACCAAAGTACCTAGAGTACCCTCTCAAGAGATACCATAAAGTCTTCAACAAGATACTCATCAGGAAGATAAACAAAGCGATCAAGAGGATGGGAACATGAGCGTACTCACTGACATCGGAACATATCTCAATAACGCATCAATCTCCACGCAAGACCTCACACTCGGAACGAATCTCTTTCTGGGACGACTACCGGAAACACCAGACACCTGCGTGGGCGTAATCCAAACAGCAGGCGTAGCACCAACCGACACATTCGGGACGAGCTTCCCACCGTTAGAAACGCAGGGACTCCAAACATTAGTCAGGGCAACCACATACGCAACAGCAGAAGCGCTCGCCGTTGATGTTATGAAGTCGCTCGCTTCTGTAGATAACCAAACCCTGACCTCTACCCTTTACCTCAAGATCGAAGCCCAGCAGTCACCGTTCGCTTTGGAACGTGACAATCAGGAACGGCTCGTGATGTCATGCAACTTTCTGGTGACGAAAACACTGTAGACGTTTGGGGCGAAACGCCTCCCAGTGGCACACAGACGTTCTCAGATTACCGTTGCTCTAATTGTGGCAAGCTACTGGCGGAACTTATCACAACACCTTTTAGAATCCATTGTCGTTGG